CAACCCCCGCCAATCTGGTGGGGGACGCCCCCGGGAATTGGGAGTACATGTACACCTACCCGAGCGACGCCTTGCGCATCATCCGTGTTGTAAACCCGCTGGGTGACGACCAGCCACCTATCCGGTACGAGACTGCGCGCAACAAGGACGACGTACACGTCATCCTAACCAACCAGCTCGACCCGACCATCGAGTACACCAAGCGGGAGCCCGACCCGCAACGATACGACCCGCAGTTTGTCACTGCGCTTGCCTACCGCCTGGCCCAGTACATCGCGATGCCCCTGACCGGAGACCGGCAGATCATGTCTGACATGAAGTCTTTGGCCGACATCGAGATTGCTAAGGCCCAAGCCACAGACGCCAACGAAGGGTTTGAGGCACCCCAGCCTGCGGAGGCGGGGTGGATCTCTGCGAGGTATTAAAGAATGGCGAAGCTCACGCAACCTAGCTTTGCAGGCGGTGAAGTATCCCCGGCAGTCGCTGCAAGGGTTGATCTATCAAAGCGCGCTGTTGGCGCAGAGCGTGCCGAGAACTTTATCTCCGAGGTAACCGGCGGGATGAAGAGTCGGCCCGGGCTGCAGTTTATCGCTGAGGCCAAGACCACTGGCACAGTCCGCCTGATCCCCTTCGAGTTCAACACCGAGCAGACCTATATCCTCGAGCTCGGCGATCAGTACATGCGGTTCTACACCTATGCTGGCCAGATCCTGAACGGGGGTGTCCCTTATGAGATCGTGACCCCCTACGCTGCCGCCAACTTATTTGAAATTGAGTTCGCCCAGAGTGGCGATGTTATGACTATCGTCCACCCTAATTACGCCCCTCGCGAGCTGGTGCGCATCACAAACACCAACTGGACCCTGACAGAGATCGAGTTCTCCCCAAGCCAAGAGCCGCCGACTGCCCTGTCAATCACAAACAATTACCTGCAGAGCGGGTCGATCTCTGACGTAACCAACGCCAACCCAGCAATCGTCACCTCCACTGGGCACGGGCTGTCCACGGGGGCCGAAGTGCTGATCACGGGCATTGTCGGGATGACTGAGCTCAATGGTAACACTTACCGCATCACGGCGATCGACGGGAATACGTTTCGCCTCGAGGGCGTCGACAGCTCGGGCTACTCTAGCTACAGCAGCGGCGGCACATGGGTAGTCGACGGCGACACGCTCAAGTACAAGGTGACCGCCAATAACCGCGCCACGTTTGAAGAGAGCCTATCCGCCCTCAGCGCAGCCGGCATCACGATCACTGGCGCCACCGCAACCAGCCCTGTCGTGATAACCACGTCGAGCGAGCACGAGTTGACGTACGGGGACGAGATCTACATCAGCGGCGTGGTGGGCATGACTGAGCTCAACGACCGCAGGTTTCTTGTTTTAGGTTCCCCCACCCCGACGACGTTTGAGCTGATGAGCACTGGCCGCGCGGTTATCGACGGCACTGACTATGGCGCCTATACCTCGGGCGGGTCAGTGCTTACGGCTTTTGTAAAGACCCAAGCGACCGCGCTTGCGTGGGACAACACCGTCTCTTGGGTGCCCGCGGCAGACGCCGACACCTACAACATCTATCGAGCGGACGACAACGGGCTGTACGGGTTCATCGGCAGAGTTGACATTGACGAGTTTCATGACGCCTTTGTCGAGGCAGACACTGGCGACACCGCGCCATTGGCTGCCAACCCCTTTGAGGAAGGCCCCGGCTATTGGCCATCGACCACGGGCTTCTTTCAGCAGCGCCAGATTTACGCCAACTCGAACGTGTTCCCAAATCGGTTCTGGGCGACACAGACCGGGGTGTTCTACAACTTTGCTACGTCCACCCCATTGCGAGACGACGATGCCATTATCGGGACACTATCCGCACGGCGGATCAACGAGATCAGGCACATCATCCCATTGAGCGATCTGGTGTTCTTGACCACGGGGGCCGAGTACCGGGTCAAAGGCACGGCTGACGCCGCGTTCACCCCGTCCACGATAAACATCAAGCCGCAGAGCTATTACGGGTCTACTTCGTTGCGCCCGATTGTCGCTGGGGATGTGGCGCTTTACATGGCCCCGGGCAACTTTATTCGTGAGCTGTCCTACGAGTTCGCGACCGACAAGTTTACTGGCCGCGACATCACTGTCTTAGCGCGTCACCTGCTTGACCGCGCATATATCGTCGACTGGGATTTCGCGCCCTCTCCATACGACATCATCTGGTTTATTCGCGGCGACGGGAGCGCCCTGAGCCTGACGTACCAGAACGAGCAGGAGGTCTTTGCGTGGACACGGGCGTCGACCCGCGGGCTATTTAAGAGCGTAGCGGTTGTCCGAGAAGACGACAAAGACGTGCCGTATTTTGCTGTGTCCCGCGTCATCAACGGCGTCACCAAGACCTTCATCGAGCGGCTGGACACAGGGGACTTCGAAGATCTGCAGGACGCCTTTTGTGTGGACTGCGGGCTGAGCTTAGACGCACCGATCACGATCACGCACATGACGTCTAGCAATCCGGTGGTGGTCACTGCGCCCAGCCACGGGCTGAGCGCCGGGGCCATTGTCGACATATCTGGCGTGCTCGAGGTCACCTCGAGTGGGACCACGCGCAAGGCGCTGTCTTCCGTTTACAACGGCACAGGATTTACGGTTGCCAACCCCACTGCAGATACCTTTGAGATCTACAGGCAGGGGACGCCGTACACGGGCTCGAGCTTCGCCGTTTACTCTTCCGGCGGCGCGGCGAGAGAGGCGGTCACCACTTTGTCCGGGCTCGCTCATCTTGAGGGAGAAGAGGTGGTGGCCGCCGCCAACGGGCGCGTCGAGCGGGGGCTGGTTGTCACCGACGGGTCGGTGACCCTCAGCGCGCCAGCCAGCCGGGTCCACATCGGCTTGCCGTACACCTGCCAACTGATCACGCTGCCGCTGTCCACCTACGGTGCCCGCAACACGATCGACAACCGGGCGCTTAACTACAGCCGCCTAGCGGTCGAGGTTGAGCGCAGCCGTGGCATGTGGACTGGACCGTCAGAGGACCAGCTCCGAGAGGTGGCCTTTGCTCAACCCCGTGCGGAAAACACGCCTTTGCAGATGGTCACCGAGAACATCGACGTGACGGTAAAAAGTGGTTGGGGCAAGAAAAAGCAGGTGGTGATCGAGCAGCGCGACCCGCTGCCTCTGACCATCTTGTCTGTCACGCCTGACGCTATTGTCGGTGGCAACTGATGATCCGTGACCTCCGCCCAGCCGACCTGCCGCAGCTGCTAGAGCTGGCGCGCGAGATGCACCGCACTGGCGTCTATGCCGCCTACCCCATGGACGAGGCCCGCGTGGAGTTCATCCTGACGCGGCTGATCGAGGTGCCAGAAGTGCTGTCGATTGGCTACGCGACCAAGGGCGAGCTGGTGGGCGCGTTCGTCGGCGAAGTGGTGCAGGATCTGTGGATCGATGTGCAAGTCGCCGTCGATCACGCCTTCTACGTTCGCGAAGCAGATCGGGGGTCACGCGCTGGCGTTATGCTGCTGCGTGCGTTTGAAAAGTGGGCACACGAGAATGCCGCTGACGTCCTGCGTCCCGTCGTGTATGCTGGCGTCGACAACCAGACTGCCAGCAACGTATTGCAGCGCATGGGTTACGAGACCGCAGGCACTGTGCATAAGAAGGAAGCCGCATAATGTGTATTACCTTGGCGACCGCAGCGGTCTTGGCGTCTACCGCGGTTGCAACAGTCAGCGCCGTGCAGCAGGCCAATGCTCAAAAGGCGCAGGCAGAATACAGCTCCGCCGTCGCGCGCAATAATTCGATCATCTCTGCCCAGAATGAAGCCGACATCATCCAACGAGGTGAGGTCGCTCGCGACATCCAGCGCAGTCGGGTCAACCAGACCATCGGTGCGGCCCGCGCGGCGATCGCGGGTGGCGGCCTTTTGCTAGAGGGCGGTGGGGAGACCACGGCGGGCGCGCTGATGGGCGACCTGCAGACCGCGGGGCAATTTGATATTATGACGTTGAAAGGCAACATTGACCGAGAGGCGCGCAGAGCAAGCATCGAGGGCGGGCAATTCCGGGCTCAGGCAGGGCTCTTTGATCTTCAGGCCTCCTCGATCAACCCAATGCTTGCTGGCGCCGCTGCGGGGCTCTCGCAGGCAAGCTCCATATTTAATACGCTCCCCTCGGATAGCCCGGTGTTTGGGGGCTCTAGCCGATCCCGTGGCCGCTCCCCGGATCTCCT